TTGAGGATCATGCAGATCAAGTGGTACAAGGCGATGCTGCAGGACTCGGAGTCGATGTGGGAGGAGAGGATCCAGTCGTTGACCTCGACGAACACGGAGTACGACCGGTTCTACACCTGGTCCCCCTTCGACTTGGACAAGAAGGTGGAGTTCTCCATCTTGATGGACTGCATCTACACGTGCAACCTGTTCGACAAGGACACCGGCTTCGTGGACCACCGGGTGAAGGCGATCATGTCCAAGATGGTGGCCGCGGAGAGGCACTTCTTGGACGTCAAGGAGACGGACTGGTCGAAGGGGGAGATCACGAACCTGATCGACTTCTGGAACTCCAACGACCAGTTGCACACGTTCGACGAGAACTTCGTGGTGTCCGCCACCAAGCAGTTCTTCGAGCACAACATCAGCAACCTGGAGCTGGCCTTGGCCCTGGAGGAGGCCATGGGGGAGACGATCAACAGCGCGATGTTCATGTCGTCCTCCTTGGTCTCGGGGCCGGTCAACATGGGGGGGCTCGACTGGAGCAGGGAGGTCACCAAGACCAAGAGCTTCCTCTCCCTCTTCTCCAAGGTGGAGGAGCTCGACACCAACACGTTGTACGAGATGGTGTCCAGGTTCGCGGACGTGGACGCCATCTTCGCGCTGTTCCCGAAGGCCCAGATCGGCGGGCCCAGGGAGATCTTGATCCAGGCGGTCAAGTTGAGGATCATGGTCAAGTTCCTGGAGGTGTTGTCCGAGAAGTTGTGCAAGTTGCACCCGAAGGAGATGCTGACCAAGGACAACATGAAGGCCCAGACCCAGTCGGACGCGATGAGCAGCTTCAAGCAGGAGATGGGGGACCTGAAGAAGCAGAACATCCCGTCCATGGCGGTGTCGTTCAACATGGACGCCTCCAAGTGGGCGCCGGGGTTCGTCATGGAGCACTTCTTCTCCTTCGTCATGGCGTTCCCCATCCCGGAGGAGATGAAGCACGTGCTCTTGAACGTGATCTCGGCCTTCTCCTGCAAGTTCATGTTGACGCCGGACTCCTTGGTGAACAAGTGGAAGAAGAAGCCCGTGGACGAGCCCGAGGACAGGGAGGACTTGGAGTGGTACAGGAAGAAGTCCATGGAGCAGGGCAACTTGGTCGAGATCTTGTCGGGCATGGGCCAGGGGATGTTGCACAAGCTCAGCAGCTTCTACGCCTGCGTGATGGACGACTCGGCGGACAAGATCGTGCAGTCCGTCGTCCAGAGGGTGACCAAGGTCAGGGTCAACTCCAAGACCATCTTGTCCTCGGACGACAAGACCAAGTTCATCCTCTTCTCCGGCATGCAGACCCTGGACCGGATCGACTCCGCCATGAAGTTGTACACCAGGTGCTGGGACAGCATCACCAGGCTGCAGAACATCCACATCAACTGGAAGAAGTCCGGGATGAACTTCATCATCGCCGAGTTCAACTCGTTGTTCTCCATCGGGAAGAGGATGGTGTGGGCGACCATCAAGGACATCTACAACGCGAACTCCATCCCGGACTTGTCGAACCCGGAGGACGCGGTGCAGTTCATGTTGGGCTCGATCAGGAGGTGCTTGGAGCACGGGGTGTACATGTCGACCATCAACCACTTGATGAGGATGGCGAGGGCGCAGTTGATGAGGTACTACAAGATCGACCAGAAGATGGTGGAGAAGTTGATGGAGAAGCTGGACTGCAAGGAGGAGAGGCTCCCGTTCCACCTGGGGTTCCTCCCGTGCTCGAACCCCTTCTCGGTGCTGATCATGGGGAAGGAGGTCACCATGTTCTGCAAGGACAACTCGGACAAGCTGAACATGTTCTACAAGAAGCTGTACTCCGCCCAGAGCAACAAGATGGACCAGAAGATGAAGAACCTGGTCCCGTTCCAGGAGGACTCCAGGAGTTTCCCAAGGATCCCTGGGGCAACGAGTATTACTACGAGGTCCGCGATGGAGATGCCCTCGTGAGCTGCCTGGGCAAGGACAACGCGGAAGGCGGAGAAGGAGAAAACCAGGACTACCAATATCCAGCCGAAACCGAGTACTGATCGAAGCCGGCGGCGCGGC